TGTTGTAATGCTGCTGGAGCATTATCATACATATTTCTTAAAATACCTATTGATTCTGCTGCTGTAGGTGCTGTAGGTGCTACTGCACTATACTCAGTTCTAGCAGCCAATACAGTTGCATCATCTCCCATTAACTTCATCCATCCTGACATTTGGTCGTAATTAGCAGTTGCACTATCTCCACCCCATGCTAATCTTACTACATCAGAACCAATACCTTTTACAGCACGATTTACAATCGCATCTGCAACTACAGTTCCTTCAAGGTTAAACACATCAACACCACTTCTGTATAACTCTTCAATGTAAGTGTTTTCAAACTCAGATTGACATTGCTCAAGAGCAACTCTCATTCTACCAGCAGTAATTGTTTTATTATCAATATTAAATTGTGTAGTACCACTAGTTGCAGAACAAGAAGTGTATTTTTGTACTATTTTTGTTAGAGCAGCAGAAGTGTAAACATTCATTTTATGTTTTACATTAGGTATAACTCTATAGTTACGCATAATGTCATCACTTTTAAATACTGGCTCATAGAACATCTCATTTAGACTCGCACCATTGTATGTTGCGAAAGTTCCTTTATTTGCTACATTTGCCATTTTTTTTTATTTTTTAGTTATTAAATTTATTTCTAAGTCTTTCTGCTATCGCATTGTAAAAATCTGCATTAGCATCTTCTTTTTTATTTTCAACCACTACAGGGTCGCTATCAGTTGCAATTTCTGTACCTTTAGCATCTGCTTTGTTGATTTTAGCGTTTAACGCCTCTACTTCTTCAGTTAAAGTTAAGTTAGTTCCTTTTGCGTTTGCTAACTCTTCTTCTAATGAAGAAATCTTGTCTGATAAATCAATGTTTTTAGTT